CAGATCCTTGCAACAATTGAAGCCACGAAAAACGTTCGAAGTCACATGAACGATCTGCGCATTTACCTGCAGCAGATGTCAAAGGCGCCCATTCTCGCCGCTGCGCTGACCACGGGCGAGATCACCACGATTTACCCCTATGCGATCACTGACCGCACCGTGCAGACCGCCAAACCGTTTCTGGCGGCCGGCATCTATGGTGCCGAGATCGCCACGGTCTATCCCCAAGGAAACCCGGCATGAGCGATTATTACACGATCTTCACCAATATCGGTGTCGCCAAGATGGCCAACGCACTGGCGCTTGGGCAGTCCGTTACACTAACCCATTTTGCTGTGGGCGATGGTGGAGTTGATGGCGACTATAATCCGATTGCTGCCCAAACTTCACTGCGAGGAGAAACCTACCGGGCGCAGATCAACGCCATCAATGTTGATCCCGAAAATCCATCTTGGCTGGTGATCGAGGCTGTCATCCCCGCCAATCAGGGCGGATGGTATGTGCGCGAGGGGGGACTGTTTGACCAGGACGGCGACATGATTGCGGTTGCCCGGTATCCCGAAACCTTCAAGCCCGTTCTGGAATCCGGTGTCGGTAAGGATCTTTATCTGCGGATGATCCTTGAACACAGCAATACCGAACTGGTGACACTGAAGATCGACCCGGCCATTGTTCTGTCAACCCGCCAGTATGTGGACAACAGCATCGCTGATCATGATGCGGATCCGAATGCACATGGCGACATGCTGCAAGTACACAACGGCGATAGCCAAGCCCACCCGGAATTCCTGCGCCGTAACCGCACCGACACCTTGACGGCAGGTTTCTGGACGACGCCTGTCGCGGCAACGGTTGCAGGCGGTAACGTGTCGTTCGATGCGGCCCTTGGCAACCGCTTCACTCTGACCGCGACCGAGGCGCTGACGATCACCGCCCCCAATCCGATGCCTGTCGGTGGTTCGGCGCGGCTGGAACTGACGATGGACGCTATCGGCAATCACGGCATCGCATGGGGGCCGGAATTCCGGGTCAACAACGGTTCGATCAGCAGCGAACCTAATGCGGTCAACCTGATCCATATGGAATTCAGCGGTGCCGTCATCGATGTGCATATCACCCAGCGGGCGGAGGCGTGATCAATGTCGATCCTTTTTGACAACCCGCCCCCGGCCATCGGCTGCGGTGACCCCGGCGATCCGATTGATTTCGGGTGTTCGTTTTATGGTGGTGGATATGTATCCCGGCCCTGCGTTGCCCCGGCCCTTACCACTCGCTGGTGGATGTATGCCGAGGTAAAGCGCACGGGTTTGGGGGAAACCTACAACTATATTTGCTCGACCGGCGCTGCAGACAATCAGTTTAGCATTCTATTCGATGTTGACGGTCGCCTGATGGTCTACCAAGCAACCTACAATATCGGGTCCGAAGCGATACTTGTCAGGACTGCGGGACAGTTCCGCGATCCGGCTGCGCATTACAGTGTTCTTGTTGAAATCGACACCACAGAAGCGGTGCCGTCCGACCGCGTGAAGATTGTTGTCGACGGTATTCGTCAATCAACCATCCCGGCGTCGGTTTTCCCGGCCTTGAACCTTCCGCTATGGGCCGCAGCCACTGGATACACTCAGTATCTGGTCCGAAACCAATCAAACTTTTTCGGCGCTCGACAAAGCCAAATGAATATCTCGCTCTTTGTTTGCGGTGATGGTGCTGGCGAGGTGGCTGCAACCGATTTTTGCTATTTCAACAGCTATGGCCATTGGGTGCCTAAAAGGTTCGATCCTGACGCCCTGCCGTTGGGGAATAACGGCGGTGTGCATAAATTTGCCGACCCGCTCGACCTTGGCAAAGACGCTTCCGACAATGGCAACCACTTCACGGCCACCGGCCTGACGGTTGATAATCAGATCACGGATACCCCAAGCAAAAACTGCACAATACTCAACCCGCTCTATGTTGATAGCGCCAAGATCACACCGACCAATGGCAATTTGACCGCGATTGGTAATGCTTCCAATCCGGCTGCAAACAATGTGGCCGGTACGCGTATCATCCGGCACAAGGCATTCTTTGCCATGACGCCGGTTACGCTCGGAAACGGGTCGTTCTATATCGGTCTACAAACTGCCAATGGCCTTACCTACTGTTACCGGCAGGATGGCGCGACGGTGCTGGCCGGTGCCGTTTCTGCCTATGGCGCTGCCTTCGCGGTTGGCGATTGGGTGGGCTGCGGCTATGACCCGGCAACCGGCGATGTTGAATTCTTCAAGCTGGTCGGCGGGGCGTGGGTTTCGCAGGGGATTTTGCCGGCGGCTATCTCTGCCGCCGATGTGCTTCCGTGGGTGTATGCGAGCCATCAAACGCGGGTTGATATGAACTTTGGGCAGCGTGCCTGGCCAGCCGAACTGCCGGACGGTTACACTGGTCACAGCACTTCGAATATGCCGTGCCCGGATATCCTTAACCCGGACGACTATTTCACTGTCCGACTTTCCAGCGGCGGGGTTGATATTGCCGACCTGCCTTGGAACCCGATGGTGCATAAAACGCTGGTGGTTTCCAAGCGTCGCGACACGACTGCAAGTTGGCGTGTTAGTGACACGGTGCGCGGCAATAATCTGGCGTGGCGGTGCGACGTTGGTGGGCTTGAGATCGCCTCAAGCCTCGCCTTTACGGCCAACGGCATCGATGTTGGTACGGATACGGAATATCAGGGCTCGCGGGTGGACTATTTCTGGCGTGCCAGCCCAAAAGCGGGTTTCGACATTATTGAAGTCGATCACGTAACCGGCACACCAACCGTTGTCCCACATCTAGCTGGTGGCCTGATTGACTACGCTTGGCTGGTGCCGCTTGATGGCGGCGACGTGCGGGTGTTTCACCGGGCATTGCCATCGGGACAATACCTGCGCCTTAACGGTGGTTCTGTTGCGGGCACGGAGGCCAACTGGTTCGCATCTACGGCGGTTAATCTGACCATTGGTGCAAGCCTGCCGACAGGCCGGTATTCGTTGCCGGTATGGCGAACAGTCCCCCAGCTTTCCGCCTTCGTTGCTTATGGCGGCAATAGCTTGGTAGACGGGGCTTTCTGCCCGCTCGATTTCCTGCCGCGCATGGCCTTCATCAAGACATCACAAGCACCGAACCCGCATTACGCGCTTGATATAGATCGTGCGCCGGGAAACCCGATTACGAATGAGCTTCAGCCGGGGACGAATGGCGTCGAGGATACGATCACGATTGACGCTGTTGATTTCGTTTCAAACGGCCTGAAACAGCGGTCTTCAACATCGGAAAACAACACCACCCCGAACACGATCATTCCAGTTGCGGCTTGGGCACAGACCCCCGGCAAATTCGCGCGTGCGCGATAGGAAGGAGACAGAAAATGACAGCGCTTTTTGCGATTTGTGACGATCAGTGGGCTTTGGTCAAAACGGCCAGCAGCCCGGTGGGGCTTAAGGCCAGCACCGACAAAACCTACAGCAATGCCGCCTTGGCATCGATTGAGGATTTGCGGGCGAATTACGTGCTTGTGATCGATCAGGGAACCAAGCCCGATCAGGAATGGCAGACGGTGATCGGTAATCCTGCCGTGCTGATCGACGGCGATCCGGAACAGCCGGAAACCATGACCGCGAGATTGGAATATTCCACCCAGCCTATCAGCTTTGATGCGGCGAAGGTCAAGCTGGAAAGCAAGGTCAAGGATTACAAGTTCCAGCGAATGTCTGGCGGTATCACGTTTGACGTTGGAGGCACGGCCTATGTCGTTCAGACCGATGAACGGAGCCTTGCGCTTCTGGATCGCATCACGGAACGGGCCAAGGCGAACAAGCTTGAAAACGGCCAGATCGTGCGCATGGCGGATAATTCAAGCCCGCTTTTGAGCCAACAGCAGATCATTGATCTGAACCTTGCCGTTTGCGCGATGCTGTGTGCCTGCACCGATGCGCAGACCGAACGCGAATACGCGATTGATGCGCTGCCTGATGATCTTCAGGCGCATATCGATTTTGACGTAACTGCCGGTTTCCCGGCGTTTCCTGAAGCCACAACGGAGTAACCTGAATGGCAACCGATTATCATCATGGTGTGCGTGTCATCGAGGTGTCGGAAGGCACCCGCCCGATCCGCACGATCGAAACTGCCGTTATCGGTCTGGTCTGTACCGGGGAAACGGCGGATGCCGAATTCTTCCCGGAAAACCGGCCTGTACTGGTAACCGATATCAATGACGGGATCAGCGCGGCTGGTACGGATGGGACCCTGCCCTATGCGCTTGATGCCATCAAGGATCATGGGAATCCCCTGACCGTTGTTGTCCGCGTGCCTGAAGGCGCGGACGAGGCGGAAACAACGACCAACCTGATCGGTGGTGTCGTAAACGGCAAGAAAACCGGCATGCAGGCCCTGACAGCGGCAAAGCCGTTGCTTGGTGTCCAGCCGCGCATTCTGGGTGTGCCGGGTCTTGATAATGCGAACGTGGCGGCAGAACTTGTCTCGATCGCGCAGCTGACCCGGTCGTTTGCCTATGCGTCCTGTTGGGATTGCGAGGATATCACCGACGCCACGGCATACCGCATTGGATTTGGTGCGCGTGAATTGATGTTGCTCTATCCCGATTTCGTCAATTGGGACACGGTCAACAGCACGGAACGGACCGCTTCTGCTGTTGCCCGAGCCCTTGGTCTACGTGCCCAGATTGACGAGGATATCGGTTGGCACAAGACCCTTTCCAACGTGCCGGTCAATGGCGTGTCAGGTATCAGCAAAGACGTGTATTGGGATCTGCAGAACCCGGCAACCGATGCCGGTGTTTTGAACGCCGCCGACATCACCACGCTGATCAACAACAAGGGTTATCGTTTCTGGGGGTCGCGGACGTGTAGCGCGGATCCGCTGTTTGCTTTCGAGAACTATACCCGCACCGCACAGGTTCTGGCTGATACGATGGCTGAAGCCCATTTCTGGGCTGTTGACAAACCGATCCATCCTACCCTGGCACGCGACATCATTGATGGGGTGAATGCCAAGATGCGCGATCTGGTGGCCAATGGCTATCTGATCGGCGGTGAGGCATGGTTCGACGCGGCCAAGAACAGCAAGGAAAATCTGAAATCCGGCAAGCTGATGATCAGCTATGACTACACACCGGTGCCGCCGCTGGAAAACCTGATGTTCGAACAGAAAATCACCGACGACTATCTGGTCGATTTTGCGGCAATGGTTGCCGCAGCCTGATCGAACCATAACCGCAGCAACAATTGAGGAGCTGGCATAATGCTGCCCATGATTATCAAGAACTGGAATGCCTTCATTGATGGTGTCGGCTATGTCGGCATTGCCGAGGAAGTCGTAACCCCGGTGCTGGAACGCGTGACGGAATCCTATCGTGCGGCTGGTATGCTGGGCGAGATCGAACTCGACCTTGGTGTCGAGGCCATGAAGCTTGAAATGACGTTGGCCCAATTTGACAAAAACGTCCTTCAGCAGTTTGGCATTCGTGATGCGTCCGGTGTCGGTGTCCGTCTGATGGCGGCGGGAAAAGCCGACAGTGCGGAAAGCAACGTCGATGCGATCGAGATTTCCGTACGCGGTCGCTGGAAAAAGATCGATCCCGGCACATTGAAGGCAGGCGACCTTGCCAAGATGAAGGTCGAAATGCCGTTGACCTACTTCAAATACACGCTGAACGGAAATGTCCTGGTCGAGATCGACATGATCACCGGTCTTGAAAAGGTCAATGGCGTGGATCTGTCAGCCGCCCTGCGCCAAGCGTTGGGAATGGCAACCTGATCTGACAACCCGATCAAGAGGCAGCGCCGGGGGGCACAAACTGCTTTATCTTGAAAGGGACCACCATGACCAAGAAAACCGACGACATTGCCGCCGTAACCGAAGCCAGCAAAAAAGACAGCTTTGATCGCGTTCTGTCCAAGCCCCTGCCTTATGGCGCAGACGGCAAGCTGGATAAACTGACCTTCCGCCGCCCAATGAGTGGCGACCTGCGTGGGGTGAAACTGATCCAGCTTTCTGAAATGGACACCAATTCCCTGTTTATCCTGCTGCCACGCATCACCAGCCCGGCAATTACCGAAGCCCATGTTCAGCAGCTCGATCCGATTGATGCCCTGATGATCATGCAGGACATCAGCATAAATTTTTTCTCGGCGTAACCATCCCCGACGATCTGATGCTGGCGTGGGGCATCATCATGAAGGCCTTTCCGGGATCCTTTCCGCCGAATGTCTTCAATGCCATGTCGCTGGAGGAACTGACCGATACCTATGAATTGGCGGTCCAATTCCTTCAGATCGAGGCCGATGCCCAACGTGCTGCGACGAAATCCTGATACCTGACAGGACTCCCATGACCGATCTGAAGCTTAATATTCTCATGCAGGCCGCCGACAAGGTCAGTGCGCCTTTTCGACGGATGATGCAGTCAAGCGGCCAGCTTAAAGGCCAGCTTGGCGAGACAGCAGGAAAGGTCCGGGATCTTGAACGGGTATCAGGAAACATTCAGTCGTTTCGTGACCTGAAGGTTGCCGCACGTCAGAATTCAACGGCCCTTGCGGCAGCACAGGAAAAGGCACAGCAGCTTGGCCAGCAAATGTCTTCAACAGACAAGGTCACGCGCAAGCTGCGATCCGAATTCAATGCTGCCCGCAAGGAAGTTGACCGGCTGAAGAATGCCGAACAGCAGATTGCCCAAAGCACAACCGGCCTGCGTAACAAGCTGTCAGCCGCGGGCATTGACACCCGCAGGCTTGGCGATGCGCAACGCAAACTGAAATCCGATCTCGATTCCGCACGCATGGCCGCCGACAAGCAGGCAAAGGCCCTTGATCGTGCCCGCCAGAAAACCAACGCGCTGGCCAATGCGCGTTCCAAAATGCAAAACACCATGCAGTTGCAGGCCAACATGGCACTTGGTGGTGCGGCGGGTATGGCGGCGGGTGGCGGTGCCTTGATGCTTGGCGGACGCATGGCGTCAGCCGGGATCAGCTTTGACGAACAAATGTCCGCCGTAGGTGCGATTTCCCGCATCGACAAGGCATCCGAAGCCTTTGCCACACTCCGTCAACAGGCACAGGATCTGGGGGCAAGTACCAGTTTCTCGGCATCTGAAGCCGCTGGCGGCATGCAATTCCTTGCAATGGCGGGGTTTGAGGCATCCGAGATCCTGCAAACCATGCCTGGCATGTTGGATCTGGCAAAGGCAGGCGCCACCGATCTGGCGACAACAGCAGACATTGCATCCAATGTCCTGTCCGGTTTCGGGATGCAGGCTGGTGACATGAACCGGCTGGGCGATATCCTGACTGCGACCTTCACCCGGTCGAATGTCAACTTGTCCATGTTGGGCGAAACGATGAAATACACCGCACCGATTGCCAAGGAATTCGGGGCATCGGTTGAGGATGTGGCCGCCATGTCCGGTTTGCTTGGGAATGTCGGCATTCAGGGCAGTCAGGCGGGTACGGCGATGCGGGCGCTATTTTCACGCCTTGCAAGCCCGCCCAAAGAGGCGAAGGACGCCTTGGCCGAACTTGGCGTTGCAACAATGGACGCCAGTGGCAATGCCCGGAACATGGTCGACATTCTGGGCGATCTTGCCAAATCAACCGAGGGACTTGGATCCGCGCAGCGACTGGCGCACCTGACGGCGATTGCCGGACAGGAAGCCGGGGCTGCCTTTGCCACCCTGATTGATCAGGGCGGATCTGGCGAGATTACAAAGTTCATCAATGTTCTAAACAATTCCATGGGTGAAACCACCCGTGTCGCCCGCCAGATGGGTGATAACGCGGCAGGGGACATCAAAGGGTTCTGGTCTGCGGTCGAGGGCATGAATATTTCCCTGACCCAGACCAATGATGCCCCGCTGCGCAGCCTGATCCAATCGGCGACCGAAGTTGTCCGATCTGTTACGGGCTGGATCCGCGAAAACCCCAAACTTGCCGGTGGGTTGGTCAAGGTTGCTGCGGTAACGGCTGGTCTGGTCTTTACAGGTGGATTGCTGGCCACCACGGTTGCCGGGCTACTTGGCCCGTTTGCCATGGCGAAATTCGCCTTTACCGCCTTGGGCATCAAGGCAGGTATGCTTGGCAGCGGCATGGGGCTGGTTGGCAAGGGGATCGGGCTGGTCGGAACAGTCGGTAAAATCGCGTTTCCGATTGTCTCTGGCGGCATTCGTGCCATTGGCATGGCGCTGGCGGCCAACCCGATTGGCGCAATCATTATGGCAATCGCGGCAGCTGCCTATCTGCTTTATCAATACTGGGATCCGATCAAGGCGTTCTTTGTTGATCTCTGGGACGGGATTGTCAGCGCGTTCAGTGTTGCGTGGGACTGGATCACCAGCAAGCTGCAGGCATTGGCGTCGCCCATCAAATGGCTGTCGAATGCCATAGGCGGCCTGTTTGGCGATGGCAAAAAATCGGAACTGGTGGTCAAGAATGATGGACCGTCTGCCGGTGACACCGGTGCCGCCATCCGTAATGCCGCGTCCAAGCCCGTGCGCATGGCTGCCGTAGCCCCCATTGCAGCTGCCGTTGCGGCAGGCCCAGCGATGGCCGCGCAACCAAATAGCGCCCCTG